ACATTAGTCGCCAAGGGGCTAGTATACTCAATAACAACTCAGAGAATACTAGGCCAGCGGTGCCGCAAATAAGCTTATATATAAGCGATCTGAGGTACTCAACTAGTAGGATACAAGAACCTAATCACATTGATAAAATCCAGGTTCGCCAGCGGCAGTACGATTCTGTTACAGGACAGTATACTCCTGCGCAAGCAACTGCGCTAACTGTTGAGCGACACATGCCAGCTCCGTACGACTTAGAAATAACAGTTGACATCTGGACTAGTAATACCACACAGAAGCTCCAACTACTCGAGCAAATACTACCGTTGTTCAACCCGAGTTTAGATGTACAATCAACCGATAATTACTTAGATTGGACTTCGCTTACAACTGTATATCTCGAGAGTACGTCGTGGACTAGTCGATCGATTCCAATGGGCACTGAAGAGCAAATCGACATCGCAACGTTGCGGTTTTCGTGTCCTGTGTGGATTAGTATGCCTGCTCGTGTTAAGAAACAAGGTGTTATTCATAAAATTATAGCTAGCATGTTTAATGAACGGGGTGAAATTGCCGAGTCAATATCAGACGATGCGCTTCTGCTCGGAACGCGGCAGTACATAACTCCGATGAACTACGGAGTTATGCTAGTAAGCAACGAGTTAAGATTATTAGAGCCATTCGAAAAAGTATCATCTGACGACAACGACACACCATCTAAAACTGGATCCGATCTTCGATGGACTAGTCTAGTAGATCAATACGGGAGTTTAAACCCCGGCATTTCGCAAGTTAGATTAGAGCAAGAAAACGGGTCTTTTATTGTAGGTACTATAGAGTATGTAGCAGGCGATCCGTATGTGCTAAGATTTAACACAGACACCGACACTGTGCCGTCAAATACACTAGCACCAGTCGACAAAATAGTTGACCCTAAACGTACCGGGCCCGGTGCCGGATTACCGGCTGCTGCTGCCGGACAGCGATACCTAATATTAGATAACATAGGATCTGATGAAAACACCGACGGTGCTGACGCATGGAAGGGTTCAGACGGTTCGGACTTTGTTGCTAAAGAAAACGACATAATAGAGTATACTGGGCAGAACTGGACTGTTATGTTCCGCGGTGATGCTAGCAATCCTTTTAACTTTGTAACAAATATAAAAACAGGTATTCAGTATAAGTGGACTGGAGAACAGTGGATTAAAAGCTACGAAGGTGAGTACAGCAACGGTCACTGGGGTTTTGTTTTATGACAATTACTGCAGCAGGCACGTTGTTCTACGCTAAGTCAACAAAACGGTATCTACTAGTTCTACGTGCAGACGGTCGGCATTCGAATACTTGGGGATTAGTAGGCGGGAAGGTTGAAGAAGGTGAAAGTGTTATTTTTGGACTCTATAGAGAAATCTTCGAAGAAATAGGCGAGCCACCTATTGTCCGGAAAACGATACCGATCGAAAAGTTTAAATCTTCTAGCGACTCGTTCGAGTATTATACGTTTGTGTCAGTAGTCGACAAAGAGTTTATCCCCGAATTAAATCATGAACATAAAGGGTATTGTTGGTGCGACTTAAGTGCCTTACCTAAGCCGTTGCACCCGGGTGTTTACACTACATTAAATATCAGCGACATACAATCTAAACTATCAACTGTTAGTGAAATTACTTCTTTAAGTAATGAAGCGCTGATCCTAGATCACACAAACTAATATATTTCTGATAAGTTATTTGTGAAAAATTCTTACACCATTTCCAATCTTCCGGTATCGGCGAGTTTAACCTAGGCATCACCCTAATAAACTCAACATCGTCATATACATCCATCACTGTCTTGAGGTCTTTAATAAACGCAGCATTACTAGGACAATCACTATCAGTCGGATATCCTGCAGTGTTGATGTATATATTATTTGTATTACGCGGGTCTAGTTGCGTATCAAACCCCAATAAGTAAATTTTTGTATGCCCGTGGAAGCATGCCAAATACGCAGCTGCTGCTCCGGCTGTCAGACGTACATTATAAGGCACTAAGTGGTATTTTTCCGGGAATGCTAACAAGTTTTTAGACCAAGTTACTCCGATTGTGTCGCCGTTTGGAAATTTAGGTGCTATTTCGTGTGCTACGCTCTGCCCGGTTACAACTAAAAAGTCCGGAGCAAAGTCTCTATATAAAGCATTACACCCGTATGTTTGCCCCATGCCTTTTGCTAATAGTCCACCGTGTACTTCTCTTAAGAGATTTAAATTAAAGCCTTGTCGACTTTTGCCATTGCCGATAACATGAGCAATACCGTTATGCTTAGTATTAGAAAACGTAGAAGAAACCCATTCACGAGTTTCTTCTTTAGCTCCGTTCTTAAATACTACTTTTGTAATAACCGATTCACCTAGGTAGTCAGTCTGGTAATATCTACCTAACGAGCTCATACCGTTCGTTCCCTAATTAAGTTAAGCAAGAATGCAATAGTCCACGTGGTCTGTGAATTATTATATGCTGAGAATCTGACAAAATACCCCGGGGGTATTTTCCACCCAGTCTGGCTTGCAAACTCTTTGTAACCGTTGCTGTTTCCTAGTAACATAACTTTGTTAACAAACCGACTTACTACTTGTTCAGTAACAAATATATCGTACTTTCCGTTGTCTGTAGCCGGAGTAACAGTATTTGTATCAACATCATAATTCCATTTACCAGTTGCACTCTGATTTGGTACTAGTACCGGTGTTTGTGCAAAGCCATGAGTCCCAGCACCTAGACCCACATACACAACCTTATCACCGTCGATTGCAAGATCTTTGTTAGCAGTTGTTTGCAACACAGATGCTTTTGCAACAAATTCTGCAGAAGCATAGTCTCCTATGCCTGCGTCAACCCATGCAGCTTGGCCGCCCCAAACCCATGTTGGTACACTTAAGTCAAACTCAGCATCTAGACTATATTCAGTCTGGCCCGGTTGTACTGTAATCTCTAGAGGCACACCGGTGCCAAGCTCGCCTGTAGCAACGTTGTCTGCTGCGCCAGTCCAGTAGTTTTCTAAACCTTCGTGGAATATAGTAGTCCCCCTGGTCCAGAAATGGTAAAGTTTACTTTCGCCTCTAACAGAATACTCTAATGTCCAACCTGCGCCATCGGGTGGTATAACTTCAGGTACTGTTACATCTGAGTAGTAAGAAGCATCATAATCACTAAGTGGAACATCACTTAACGTAATTTTATATTCAATAGCCATTAGTATATCTCCTCCCAACTAATTGCACCGTGGACACTAATCGAATTACTAATAGTACGAGCAGCTAACGTAATTACGTCCGGAGTCCCAGCAATGTCTCTCCCTAAGGCTAGTTTGTTTAAACTTAAATCCGGAGACGATGCTTCTTTATTACTAAAAAATCCGGTTGTTATTTCCGATCCGCCTGTTATGCCAGTTGCACTTATGTCGTAATCAATAACATCGCTTGCACTTTGCCACGTCGCGGCATTTAATGTGCCATTAAAAATAATCTTGTATTGTCCAAATGTGTTAGCAGTGTTCATTAATGGAGTCTGAAGAAGCTTTGCAACTGCGTTTTCTATTCCAGGCTTAAGACGAATAGATATCAATGGAGTGTACACTGTCGAGCTCGATACTGATATTGCTGTTAACCCAGAGTCAACACTTCTATAGGTGCCCACGGGGTTGTGTCCGCCTTCTGACGATACTTGCTGGCATATCGACTTTAGCACAGTTGGGCTACTAGTTGCAGCGGTATTTTCAATTTCGTAACGAAGCGGCAGGGCTGCGTGACCCATGTACGTCCCTATAGTTATGTTTGCATGCTGGAACTTATGCACATAGTACAACTGTCCGTTAACAACAAACCCAACTCGGACCTGGCCTACTCCGAGCCATTCTAAGTCAATATACAATATCTGAGACTTAGTGAAGTCTAACGTAATTCCCGACGGACCGTTTCCGTCCATTGTGTCAACGTTCCACGCCGACTGTGTAACTCGATCCTCAGCTACACTACCAGTCCTGTTATTTCGAATTACTAAATTAGCTACATTGCTATCATTTTCGAGGTAGATACCGTCGGTTGAGTTATAGTATCCTAGGCGTTGCAACACGTTATTTTTAGGTTGCATTACAAACGTCAACATTATTTGCTGACTCTTCCCGGGCTGGTATATAATACTTTGCCGTGTTTGACGGCGAACTCTTGCGCCCGATTCGGTGCCAACAGTTAAATTTAACTCCGAACTTTGCAAACTTGTTGATGTATCGAGTTGTCCGGATCCTACTGTATCAAAAGACCACAGTAACTCGTTATTATAATAACCGCGGTCGGAAAATACCGTAGTTGGTTCAGAAACTCTAAAACGGCCAAATGCGTCAATTAAAACACTATCACCATTAAGGTCTATTTTATCATTTATAAGAAATGACATATTATATGATACTCCATTCGACTCCAGTCCAAACTAACTTTAATGAAGTATAGTTCAGCTGAATAATTATTTCTTGCTGACCGTCGATAGTAGACTGATTAGCGTTTATTGTAATAGGATATCGAGCAGCAGCACCGCGCTCGTCTTTAACGATTAAAATAGTGCCAGGCGTTGATATTGCAGCTAGCGTAATAGTAATAGGCAACGAATGTCGAGCGCCTATAAAAGTGTCCCCTTCGAGGACTTGGTAGTTTGTAGTTACTTCGACCCGCCTAAACTGTGATTCAGCTGTAGGCTCTGCCCAATACGACATCCCGGCGCCGTTAGACGTTAGCACATATCCTTGCGATCCGCTAGTAGTCGGTAACGCGAACGCTGACGTAGTTAAGTGATTAACCTGCAAATCACTTAAAGCTGTTATAATTACGTTTCCGTCTTCGGCGCCTGTGCTACTTGTTTCACCTAGTATAAATGAGTCCGAATCTTCGTCCCATATAAATGCTACATTATTACTCGAACCGCGGTCAAATACAAACCCTATATCACCATCGTTGGGTTGATCTCCGTCTCCTTTGTTTATTAACAACAAAGGGTCGTTAAACTCAATGACGTTTGTGTTTAGTTGTGTTTGTCGCGGCCGTGTAAGTCCCGTTGACGGCGGCTCTATAATTGCCATAGCTATGAATCCTATTTTTGTATATTTAGCTAAAAAATAAGGGGCTTATGCCCCTTATTAATATCCACAATGTGGTGTTGTTAGCCGACAACTATTTCAACAATACCGTCAGTTCCGTCAAAGTCTTGTAATGCTTTACCGATAATAGCGCCAGCTGCCGGACTTGTTTCAGCCCGAGCAATGCCGTTGCCTGCAGATACCATCAAGTCACCTTTGCGCACACTTCCTGTGACACGGCATGGCACGCGGCCGCGGAGTGCTACTACTGCTACATGTTCGGCGTCAAGTGCACTGTTCATGACATGCGCAGGGTTAGTTGAAACTACTCCTGCTACACGATGATCGTTATCCCCACCTTGCGAAGTAACTTCCTTTTCGCCACCGAAAAACAGAACAGTACCAGGTGCGTACTCTGCATCTGCTTCATAACATTCTGCTAAGTCCGCGTATTGTGCAGTAGTGCTAGTACCGTTAAACGTAGTAGCAAATACAGTATTGTACCGCAATGTCGAACTACCCAGGTTAATTGTGTTATTAGTAGCCGGTGTTATAGTTCCACTGTGTGTATCAGCTGCGTTGCTGCGTAGGAAAGCAGCACTGTTTAACCCGTCAAGCGTGTCAGCATCTAAACCCGAACCAGCGCCATCAACTGTTAGCAATTTTGCTAAAACATCTGCTGCAGTGTAGCTAGAAGAATCTAACTTGCTGTCGAGTGCTGTTTGCAAACCGTCAACGTTGGCAATAGTA